AAGAAACGTGGTGGTACATACGCATAATGGCTAAAACTAGTGGTGGTTTAACTAAATGGTTTAAAGAAGATTGGCGTGACGTTAAAACGGGTGAGAAGTGTGGTCGTTCTGGTAAAGAAAAGAAGAAAAGACCCTACCCTGCATGTAGACCTAAAGCAGTGGCTAGTAGAATAAGTAAGACTGAAGCCAAGAAGAAAACAGGACCTAAAGCAGTCAAATGGTCTGTTACTGCATCAGGCAGAAAACGTAAGACAACAAGGAAAAAAACATGAAGTATGACCGTGACGAACTAGTTAAGATGATAGCTATCCACGAAGGGATAGTTCTGAACGTCTACCAAGATCATCTTGGCATAGATACGGTGGGAATTGGTCGTAACTTACAGGACAGAGGTATCACAGACGGTGAGCTTTTGTTTATGAACAAGACTATAGATGATGTATATGATAATGGTCTTACAGAAGAAGAAGCCTACTATCTTTGCATGAACGACATAGCTATTGTGGAAAAAGAATTACTTGAGAATAAACCTATTGTAAATCAACTAAATGCTGTGAGACAAATGGTGCTTGTAGATATGTCATTTAATATGGGTGTTCCTCGTCTTATGAAATTTAAAAACATGTGGTTAGCAATAGAGAAAGTTAACTATCCTCTTGCTTGTGAAGAGATGATTGATTCTAGATGGGCAAGTCAGGTAGGAAACCGTGCAATGAAGTTATCTTTAGCAATGAAGAATGGGGAGTGGATTTGACCGAAGAGAAGAAATGTGACACTTGTGAATGTTACGAATGTGATAAAGAAGAATGTAACTGTGACTGCCACAAGGAGGTAGAAGGAGTACCTGTGTGATTGAATTTGTGTTAGTGTTTATGATGGGATTAAGAGTAGTAGACCAAACACAAACCTTCCCAAATTTAGATAGATGCCTATACTTCGCAGAGAGATTACACAAACAACCTTCAATACCCCAAAAGGAAGGACCTAACTTACAGATAACTGCGTATTGTAAACCAATAAGGAAAAGATAATGGACCCCGTAACTATATCGTTGGCTGTAGGTGTTGCAAGTAAAGCATTTAGTGCAATAAAACAAGGATTCGCAGTCGGGCGAGATATAGAGCAGATGTCAGGAGACATTGGTCGCTGGATGGGAGCAGTATCAGATGTTGACAATGCTGAGAAACAAGCTAAGAACCCACCTCTTTTTGGTAAACTTTTTAAAGCAGGTTCTATTGAAGAAGCGGCAATGGCGGCTTACGCAGCTAAGAAGAAACTTGAGGAACAGAGATATGAACTCAAGATGTTTCTAAATCTTACTCATGGCCCTCAAGCGTACAATGAATTATTGCAGATGGAAGGTCAGATCAGAAAACAAAGACAAGAAACCATATATAAACAACAGCAACTTAGAAGACAAGTAGGCGAAGGTATAGGTTGGGTGTTTTTAATTTTAGTTATAGGTGGGTTTTTATTACTACTAGCAAGTGTATTTTCTAGTAAAGCCTACGGAGATGGTTATACCTACAAATCTAAAGATTATACGAGACAACAGAAAATACATCAAGGTAAGATAAAACAACCTCAATACACTCGATGTCTACGTAAAAAGATGGTTCACTACAAGAGTGGGTTAGCTTGTATATACGAAGGTGCAGGTAAAACATTTGAAATAGAGTTCACAGACAAAAGCATAGGATGCCCTAGACAATACCAATGTGTATATAATCCGGGAGGTTCTGAACCTAACATAGACGATGTAATGGAGAGTTTGCGAGATATAGCTAAATAAACTTCTTGCTATTTATATAATTTATGTGTATAATTTAGGCAACAGGGAGTTAATATGAAAAACTTAGCAGCACAGGCATTAGCTTTCCAATATAAACTACAGATTGATAATGCCACATCGTTAATAAACGTAAACCATAAGCCACTTCAAGAATTAGATAAAGCACTTGGCGAAATGGTAATAGCTAATCAAAAGTTACAGTTACTCAACAAGATAGTAGCTGAAAACAATCCCAAAGAGATTGATACCTCCGAAAGTAAGTAATACATGGCAAGCACATATCTTACGTTAGTTAATAATGTACTGAGAGATATGAACGAAGTAGAGTTAACAAGTTCTAACTTTACAAGTTCTAGAGGTGTACAAACTACCGTCAAAGACTACATCAACAGAGCTATATCTGATATACTTAATTCAGAAATAAACTGGCCCTTTACTAGAGCAGAGGGATCAGTTGATGCAATTGCAGGTAAGCAACTATATAGTTTTGCATCTATAGCATCTACATTAAAGTATATTGACTACGATAATGTGTTCTTAATGCCTAAAGATTATATCACTAACGGTGATTTTGAAATAGACGGTTCTGCAAGTATAACTAACTGGACTACAGTTTCAGGCTCTCCTGCAGCAAGTTCTAAGTTCGGTAACACACTTTTACTTACTAGTGCAGAAGCATCACAACAGATTGATGATTTAATTGTAGGAAAATCTTACACTGTATTGACTCAAATAAGTGGTGCTAGTCTTACGCTAGAGATTGGAACTAGTTCAGGTGGATCACAGACTAAATCATCTACTCTTACAGTAGCAAGTGGCAATGAGGTGTTGTTATCTGAAACAGTATTTACAGCAACAGCAACAACACACTACGTAAGTTTTACAGAATCAGCAGGTTCTGCGGCCTATGTTAAATTAGTACAACTACAAGAAAACATTAGTGCTATTCCCCTCAAGTATCTTTCCTACGAAGAATATAGTGAAAAATACAGAGAAAGAGACTCAAAGCCTAACACAGATAAGTTTGCTGATCCTGAATACGTATACACAAATTACAACGATGAATTAGGTTTAACACCTATACCAGAAACAAGCAATAGAACAATAAAGTTTGATTATTACGTAACAAACACTGATCTATCGGCTCACGGAGACACAGGCATAATCCCGACAAGGTTTGAATCAATAATCAATGCCCGTGCAAAGTACTATACCTACATGTTTAGGTCTGACGTACAAACAGCACAATACGCCCTCAAAGAATACGAAGATGGTATCAAACGAATGAGGGTTGAACTGATAAACAGAAAGAATTACATGAGGGCAGTATAGTTGGCTGACTTAAGTGAAACCGCTGCATTTCCATTTGTCTGTGAAGGTGGGTTAGTTCTTAACCAATCTACATTTATAATGAAACCCGGACAAGCTTTGGAGTTAGAAAACTTTGAGCCTGACATTGAGGGTGGCTACAGAAGGATAAATGGTTTTTCTAAGTATGTATCAGTAGTCGTACCTTTTACTTCAAATGCAAGTGAGGAAGTTCTTATGGTTGCTACTTTTGCAGATAAAGTTGTAGCAGCTAGAGGTACTAGCATATATCAGGCAACTCCCGGTGGATCATCTTGGACAAGCATAGATAGTGGTAGAACAAGTGCAGGTAAGTACAGCTTTGAAAGATTTAACTTCGATGGCAACGACAAACTGATAGTCGTAGATGGTACAAATGATCCCACAGTGTTTAACACATCATTTAGTGCAACAGATATAACAACAAGTTCTGTAGAAGGTGCAAAACACGTTGTAGCTTTTAAAAATCACATGTTTTATTCTGGCATGTCTAGTACACCACAAGAGGTAGTGTTTAGTCAACCATTTGATGAAGATGCGTTTAGTAGTGGTTCAGGTGCAGGTAGCATTAAAGTTGACGACACAATCGTAGGATTAAAAGTTTTCCGTGATAATTTATTTATCTTTTGTGAGAACAGAATATTTAAATTAGGAGGTAGCTCTTCTAGTGACTTTGCTATCGTGCCAGTTACAAGAAACATCGGATGTATAAATGGCAACACAATTCAAGAATTTGCTGGTGACCTTATCTTTCTTGGTCCTGATGGCTTGCGTACCATCGCAGGTACAGCAAGGATTGGTGACGTGGAATTGGGAACTATAAGTGCAAATGTACAATCCCTGTTTGATAAAAACATATCAAGTTCATCAAAGTTTGAGTCAATAGTTATACCTGATAAAACACAATACAGAATATTCTTTTCAAAAGACAGTAGGGGCGATAATCTCACAGAAGGTGTTATCTGTGTTATGAGAGGTCAAACATTTGAGTTCTCTAAGATGAGAGGTATAAAACCTACTTGCACAGACACATTTGTATCAGCAGGAGATGTGATTGCTTTACACGGTTCAACATCTGGATACATACAAAGGCAGGAGTCTGGTTCTGATTTTGATGGTACAGTTATAAATGGTAAGTACCGTAGTCCAGACTTAACAATGAATGATCCGGGAATCCGTAAGCATATGCAAAAGGTTGTAGTTAACTACGCACCTGAATCTTCTATTGACGCAGACCTTTTTGTTCGGTATGATTATGAGAGTAGAAGCTCTTCTAGACCAGCAGCTTATCCCCTTGATTCAGAAGATATAGCAGCTATTTACGGTACATCATCATATGGAACACCAACTTACGGTGGAGCATCACAACCACTTGTAAGACAAGCAGTAGAGGGATCAGGCTTTGCAGTAGCATTGCGTGTGAACGATGGAGGAGCTACTGCACCATATTCAATAAAAGGGTTTCAACTAGAATACCAATTAGGAGCAAGACGTTAAATGGGAGCTACATACACAAGACAGTCCTCATATACTGACGGTGATGTAATAACTGCGGCTCATACCAATGACGAGTTTAATCAGTTATTAGCCGCATTTCAAGCCAGTACAGGACATACCCACGATGGTACAGCCAACGAAGGTGGACCTATAACTAAGTTATTAGGTAACACAATTACATTTGGTGCAGGTACAGCAGGTACAGATATAACAATTACATACGACGGTGAAACCAACGACGGTGTAATGAAATGGATGGAAGACGAGGATTATTTTGAATTTAGTGATGACATACTTATTGCTTCTACAGAGAAGCTACAATTCAGAGACACAGCTATATACATCAATTCCAGTACAGACGGACAACTCGACCTCGTAGCTGACACAGAAATACAGATAGCTGCCACCACTATTGACATGAATGGTGCAGTGGATATATCAGGTAACTTAGGAGTAGGTGGCAACCTTACTGTAACAGGCACAACCACATTCAACGGTGGCACACTTACTCTTGGTGACGCTAACACAGATAACATTGTGTTTGGTGGCGAGGTAGATTCTAACATTATACCTGACGATGATGACACCCACGATTTAGGATCAGCCAGTAAAGAATGGAAAGACATCTACATTGATGGAACAGCTTATTTAGATGCAATAAACTTCAACGGTACAGCAATAACTGCTACTGCTGCTGAAATAAATATATTAGATGATGTGACTGCAACTACAGCAGAACTTAACTACAATGACACAGGTGCATCTGTAGGTACAGTCGTTGCAAGTAAGGTAGTTACAGTAGATGCAAACAAAGACGTAGCATCTTTCAGAAACATAACTCTTACAGGCGAATTAGATGCAGGTTCTCTTGACGTATCAGGTGATGCAGATATTGATGGTACTCTTGAAGCCGATGCAATAACAATAGGTGGCGTAAGTTTAGCTGAGACTATTTCAGATACTGTTGGTGCAATGGTCACCTCTAATACTGAATCAGGTATCGCTGTAACCTACGATGATGCAGACAACACATTAGACTTTACTGTAGGAACACTTAATCAAGACACAACAGGTAATGCAGCCACAGCAACAGCTTTAGAAACAGCAAGAACAATTCATGGTGTATCATTTGATGGTACTGCCAATATCGACCTATCAGAAGTTGTATCTGACACAGTAGGTGCAATGTTTAGTTCTAATACTGAAACAGGTATAACTGCAACGTATCAAGATGCTGATAATACAATAGACCTTGTTATTGGTGCAGGTGCTGTTGTCAATTCTATGCTGGCTGATGATGCAGTAGGTGCAGACGAATTAGCAGCAAGTGCTGTCGTAACTGCTTCTATTGTGGATGCAAACGTAACAACTGCTAAGATAGCTGCAGATGCAATAACAGGTGCTAAGATTGCTGATGATGCTATCGATTCAGAACATTATACAGACGGAAGTATTGATACTGCCCACATATCAGCCGATGCTATAACAGAAGCTAAGATAGCTGACAATGCAGTAGAGAGTGAACACATAAATGATAACGTTATATCAGGACAAACAGAATTAGCATCTGGAATTGCAGATACAGATGAACTACTAATAAGTGATGCAGGTACTATAAAGAGAACAGATATGAGTGTTGTTAAAACATACATCGGTGCCGCAGACGATGCCACAGCTTTGGCTATCGCTCTCGGTTGATCTAAAATAAGGAAAAAATAATGGCAAATACATTTAAAGTAGTTAACTTCGCAGCCGAACCAGCCAGTTCAGGAACACCGTATGTTATCTACACAGCAGCAAGTAGTACAACAACAGTCGTGCTAGGGTTGATACTTACTAACCTAAACACTGCTCAAGTAACTACAACAGTCAGGCTAGTCAGTGATACAGCTAATAGAGCAGTTACAAACAACACAGCAAATGGTACAAGCATTTTAGTGAAAGATGCTCCTATACCAGTAGGTTCATCATTAGAGATACTAACAGGTAGTAAGG